TGAAATTGCGATTAGATATTTTGAGAAGAAATACCTAGTATTATGCAGTATGGGCTGTTTGATAGCATAGTGGTTCCGAATAAGAGTATAAGGCTTAGAGTTCCGTATATGGGGGGTAAGAGCAAGATAGCGTTACCCCTTTTAAGAGAGATGTTGAAGGTAAAGCCTAATGCTAAGTATTTTTATGATTTGTTTGGCGGTGGTGGCTCAATGTCATTTACTGCATCGGAGATAGGGCTTATAACGCATTACAATGAGTTACAGACAAGTTTAGTTGAGTTTATAGATTATATCTTTGATAGGCTTAAAAACGGATTAATAGGGCAGTACGGATTGTTCCCTGATGATATCTATGATTTCATAGATAGAGATGAGTTTATGAGGTTAAAAGATGAGGATAGTATAAAAGGGCAGTTTGCTAGAATATGCTATTCCTTTGGCAATAATCAAAGAGCTTACCTATTTGGGCAGAATATAGAGCGTCAAAAGCATTTAGGGCATAACATAGTGATGTTTAAATGTGAAAAATCGCTGAAACAGTTGAATGATTTGCTGGGGCTTGATATTAAAATAAGTGATTTGCCAACATGGAATGAAAGAAGGTTAGATTTTCGTAGGCAAGTTAAAGACAGGAAATATAAAGAACTGGAACGACTGGAACGACTGGAACGACTGCAACAACTGGAAACACTGGAACATCTGGAACGACTGGAGCCTGTATTTACAACATCTAATCTATCGTATAAAGATGTCAAGATTAACACCCCTATTGATGAAACTATAATTTATTTAGACCCACCCTATAGGAATACAGCAAAATACATTGAAGGTAAGGATTTTGACTATAAAGAATTAGACCAGTGGTTCTTAGATAATAAATACACTTGTTTTATGAGTGAGTATAATGCACCGCATAAAGTAATATTTGAAATAGATAAATTTAGTTTACTAAATAATTTAAAAGAAAAAAGGGTTGTAGCAAAAGAAAAACTTTTTTGGAACAATAGATAGAAATGCTAGAGATTAAATGTAAGTTTAAAGCCGGATCCTGCGCATTGCCTATGTTTGACGCTGAAGCAGAGAAAGGAAAGTATGGGAAGCTAGTTAGAATTGACTTTGGTGAATCCATATGTTTTTACAGAGTGAAACTGATCCTACCTATTTGGGATGCACCAACAGAATACGAGATATCCCATATCATGGATGAAGTGGAGTCAATATTTAACGAACGCCTGCACTATTGGCATACCAGAAAAACGCTTGACTGTCCAACTGAAGCTGAATTTAAAACCAATAACGTATACCACTTTAGCATTAGCTGAATCAAGCAATAGAGAGTATTTATTTGAATAAAAAAGCATAGCCTATATTGTTGTTGACAAAGTATAGTTAATGGTGTAATATGTATGTATAGTTTGATTGTTTAGATAGGAGATGTGTATGGATTTTGAACTGAAGTTACAATTGATTTGGGTGGGATTTGTTATAAATTTCTTTTTGTTTTATATTTCGTCTACAGGTCTTTATATTATACAAAAATCACTAAAGGCTTGGGACGATGATAATGCTGTGTCTCTATTTTTTGGCTGCGTTTTTGTTACATCTGGTTTTGTCTTACAATGGTTTGCGTTAGTGCATTTCTTAAGTGCTTTTATTAAGTAAGAGTAAAGATATGGGTATGGAAAATATGATTGTAATATTTAAACAAGTAGAACGGTTAGAGAAATAACGAAAAAGAATAAAAAATACGGGAATTTATTAATATTTAACACTGTTGTTGACAATATCAGATATGATAGTATAATTCTTATATGTGTTTAGATGTTTCTTAATAGGAGTAATATAAAAAAATGAAAGCAAATAATACAAAATCAATATTTGGCAAGGGGGTACAATAATGGGAGGTGGATTTATCTTATACAGCGGAATTACACCGCCGTCAACGCCCCCAAAATCGCCGAGGTCAGAATCAAGTGAACGGACGAGATTGGCTCCAGTATATTTAAATAATCAAGCTATCGATGTCCCAAAACGTTTACAAGCTGACGTTTGCAATGCGGCTGACAGTATTCGCAGTAACTGGCTTAATGCATTAAATCTTAAGAAGGAGTTGGTTTTAAACCCAGACATTTTAATCCCCCTTTTAAATCATGCAAAACTTTATTGGCATGATTGGCTTGACAAACAGCCGGAAGAAACTAGCGCATCAGATCGCATTGAAAACGCTTTTATAAACAATAAAAATCTGTCAAAAGAAGAAAGTGACTGTGTAAGGAAAATTATAAGCGATTATAAAAATACTGTTGAAATGGCGGTGTCGCAAAGCAATTCAAACCCAATCCCCATTTATTTTTGCTTTTTGCATTCAATTTGGGTGGTTCGTGAAGAACCTGTTAGGGTAGAATGTCAATGTCTCATAATGTAAAAAGCAAAAATAAATGGCTTTAAAGTGCTACACTGTTATTATTAAAATATAACAGGAGTGAAAAGAATGAAAACTATCTTTTTTTGGCTTAAAGCATTGATTTTATGGTTGGTTGTTAAAGAAAATAGAAATATGGGGATTGCATACACCAAAAAAGCCCTTGTTGCGCTAGATTTATTTTCAAAAATGACCAAAACTACTAAAGATGACGCAATAGCTGTCTATTTAGCCAAGCAAGTTGATAAAGTTGCTAAGCTGAACGGACAAACTGATGCAAAAGCCATTGAATACGCTGCTGATGCAGTAACTTCAATTAGCAATGGGGAATTGAAGGACATTGTTGTAAAATATGAAGGCAGCAAGGTTAAAGTTGGCTTTAAAAACGTGGTTGCTGGCTATAATCCTGCGAATGGCGACATAAGCCTTGGATATAGTAAATCTTTATAGAGTAAACCGTGTCTTTTTTTACTGACCCAATTAAAAAATTAAATCCATTTAAAAAATCAGCTGCCCCTACTTCACGAACCGCCGGAAACAATGAAAGTATATTCTCTCTTCTTTTAAAAGGGGGCAGGCAGGATGGATATTCATTGTACAAAAATGTTGCCCCGATTGGTCATGCCGTTGATATGATTGCAGAAAAAGTATCGCAATTGCAACCAGTTATTGTTGATCGAAACGGGGTTGTTGTTAATGAAGATAGCGATATATACGAAATATTAAGAAAACCGAACTCTGTACAACGATACGCAGAGTTTATGATGCAAATAGCAACGGATTTCTTGATATACAACAACGCCTACGTCCATTTGTCAAATAATACAAACCATAAGTCTAAGTACATAACACCCGTCTGTGATAGATCAGTTACAATAACAGAGACAGAGGGGATTCGGAATTACACAGTAAATAACACAGGGTTTTATTCATCAATCAATGGCATGTATTTGCAAAGACACAATGAAAACGATGGGCGAATTGTGGGGGCTAACGGATTAGGGGAATTAATTCACATAAAGGGTTATTTGGGGCAAAATGAAACAAAAGCAACGTCAAAACTATTAGCCCTAGCCCAAGATGCTCAAATTGTTGAAAAATCCCTATTACAAGTTGCTGCTTATTTGGACAGGGGGTATTCTGGCTCTGGAATATTACAAACAAACTTTAAAAACCGAGAAGAGTTTGAAATGTTTAAAAAGGATTTGGGGAATTACTATACAGGCGCACAAAATGAAGGGCGCATGATGGCTATTAACGGAACCGAGGTTGATGTTCACATGCACAATAACCGAAGCAACAAAGATATGCAAGCCAACGAGAATAAAGAACAATCTAAAATGGCAATTTATCAACGATACGATATCCCAGAGCCGTTGGTAAATTCAGGCTCGCAAACTTACAATAACTACCAAACCGCATTATATGCTTTGTACGAAAACGCAGTATTTCCAACTTTTAACGCAATTTTTGACGGCATATCCGAATCGTTTATAAGCAGAAAGCTTTTAAAAAAAGAACACCGAATTATGTGTGATGCTTCAAAAGTTTCTGCAATGAAACTAAGAGAAGCCGAGGAAGTCCGTATGCTCAAACTAGCAAACGTCCTTACTGTAAACGAAATGAGAAGTAGATTAGGGTATGAGCCATTGCCAGATCATGGGGATGAAGTGTACCGACCTATGTCAGAAATCCCAATTAGCCAAGACCCCTACCAAGACCAAGGCACAAAAAACCAATGGATAGATCAAATAAAGTCTTTAAATGGTGAATATTCGGAAAACTACCTAAACAATTTATGGAATGACTACATCGGAAAGAAATAAAAGGGCAAAGCGAAACTTAACGCTTAAACTTGCGCTAGAAAAAACATTCAGCCGTGATCTAGTATCGTATTTTAACGAGATCAAAACAGATGTGGTATCGTTTTATACTGCTACTGGGCTGTTAATTAACGCAGATGTATATCAAAAACAAACAGAAACGCTACTTGAAAAGCACTATAAGCGTGTTATACGCAATTTTATCAATGAGGGTAAGTATTCGTATAGAAAAAGTTTGGAAGCTAAAGGAATTGAGTATAAACAGGAGCAAGAAGAGGAAGACGAAAAAATAAAGGCTACGTCTGTATTAATTGCGTTGGCGTTTGTTGAAAGCATTGTGCAGCAAAGGGCATTGCAATTAATAGAAACGACCAATGATAACATTAAAGAGACTGCTGCCAAAGCAACAAAAAAGGCCAAAGAGTCTGGAACTAAGGTTCGTGATGAAATGGATAAAGGTTTGAACAGGGCTTTTAAGGCAAGGTATGCCATGATAGCATTGACAGAAACCCAGTTTATGGCTGAACGTTCTAAAAATATTGAAGCAGCGGTAATATCTAGGAATGGAAATGTTGACCCTAGCAGTATTAATGATGGCGTTGTTACTGGGAACCCTGATGTTAAGAAAGAATGGGCAGCCATCTTAGATGATCGAACACGAGGGGGGCATGCAATGGCTGATGGGCAAAAACAAAATATGAATGATCCGTATATTGTGGATGGTGAGTATTTGATGTATCCAAGCGACACAAGCATGGGGGCATCGCTTGGAAATATTATAAATTGTCGGTGTAGCAGTCTATATGGTGTATAATGGAGTGAAAATGGAAAACAAAAACTTAGAATATAAAAATCTGTCGTTTGAAATAAAAGAGTTTAACAATGATGATCCTGATTATTTTTATTTTGAAGGATATGGATCAACATTTGGGAATATCGACCGTGGGAATGATGTTGTAGTAAAAGGGGCGTTTGTTGAAAGTTTAAAAGGTCAAATGCCTAAGTTGTTGTGGCAACATAAAATGGATATGCCTATAGGTGTATTTGTTGATGCGTATGAGGATGAGAAAGGACTTTACGTTAAAGGGAAAATGCCAAGGGATGATAAATTTGTTTCTGATCGCATTATCCCCCAAATGAAAATAGGGTCTATCAATGATATGTCTATTGGTTTTTCAATTAAAGACGCTGATTATGAAAAATACAACGGGTCTAATGTACGAATGATTAAGTCTGTTGATTTGTATGAGGTATCATTGGTTACTATACCCATGAACCCAGAAGCAGCTATTACAAGTAAAGCATTTACACCATTTCAAGACGGCTTGCCTATTTATAAAAAAGAATATGCATGGGTACCGTCTGAAGCATTGGAGCGTGTTCAAAAAGAATTGCCAGTAGATCAACAAAAAACAGCGTTCTTATTCTATGACGAGAAAAAGCAAGAAGGGGTGTACCAGATTGCCGATATTGTTGACGGTGAATTACAAATAATCCCTAAGGCGTTGTTTTTGGCTAGTGCAGCAATTAAAGGGCGTAAGTCAGTGGATGGCATTGATGATATTAGCATGGCCGTGGAGTCAATTAATAAATACTATGACAAGATTGATGGCGTTGATAGCCCCTTGCAAAAAAACATGGTTCAACAGTTTGAGCAATTTGGGCATATCAAGGATGCATCTGACTTTTTAAAAGCATACGGATTAAGCAACCAAGAAGCGACTGCATTTTTAGCCTGTGTCAAGAAAATCCAAGACAAAAAAGATATTGCCGACAAAATTATTGACGCTGAAAAGAAAGCAGCAGAAACTTTGTTGTCAGAAATAAAATCGAGTTTACAAAATATACAAGCAAAACTGTGATATATTAAATATCATAGATTTGCCAACACTCGAAATGAGTTATCTATCGCAATGAATAGAGCATAATCAATTTATTTATTGTTTTATTAGATAATTACAGGAGTGTAAAAAATGAGTGTAGAAGTAAAAACTACCGAGCAAGGAGCCAATGCTGAGCTTAGCGAGGTTTTAAAAGGCCTAAAGAACATTGAGGGTGCGACAGGCGAGCAAAAGTCTAAGATTGACGCTATCTTTTCGGATATTATGGAGTTTGAAGCGAAAAATAAAGAATTGACCTTAAGTGCTGCCGAGACTGCAAAAGAATTAAAAGCGGCTCAAGAGCGTTTAGAGACTTTAGAATTAGCCGTTTCGCAGAAGTCAATAGAAAATTCCTGTTATAAAGACTCGCCAGAGTACAAGGCTTTGAATTTGGCTATGAAAAATGGGTTATCATGGGATCAACACTTAAATGCCGAGCAGAAGTCATTGTTGCGAACAGATGTTGGTGCTAGTGGCGGTTTTTTAGTTCCTGACGCACTTGATGATAGAATCCGTTCAAAGATCACTGAGGTAAGTGATATTCGGCGACTTTCCGACACTTCAACAGTAACTACTAAAAGCCTTTCTATCGTTATTGACGGCGAATCCCCATACGCACCATTTGAAGGTGAAACAGAGTCGGCGCAACAAGTTGGTCTTGACGCTGAACAGGAAACTGTTACCGTATATAGTCAGCGTTCTTTTGTAAAGCTAACGGAAGAGCAAATAAAATTTACTCCATCTGATATGGTGGCTCACATGGAAAAAAAAGTTGTTCGTGGTTTTATCGCTGGGGAAGGCAATGGCTTTTTAAATGGTACTGGAGTAAAAATGCCAAAAGGTGTATTAAAATCGGCCAAGGTGCCTGTGTATGACACTGCTACAGCTAATAAACTTTCATTTACAGATGTTGTTGATCTGAAAGGGTCTTTGAAAAAACCCTACCATGCTGGTGCTGTTTACTTCATGAGTCAAAAAACTTACGTTAAGTTAAGACTAGAATTAGAGACTGGTGGAAACGGATTGTTTTGGAAACAAAATAGTGATGGGCCAAATACGATTGACGGCACGCCTTATGTGCTTATGCCAGACATGGCTGATGTAACAGGGTTGACGGGGCAATCAGCGTTGGCTGCTTCTGGTGACATCGTTGTTGGTCTTGGTGACTTTTTCTCAGGGTATCAAATACTTGACCTTGAAGGCACCCAGTTGACGATTAACCCATACAGCCAAGATACGGAAGGTATTGTTAGATACACTTGGAAGCGTTGGTTGACTGGCCAAGTGCAAATGCCAGAAGCCTTTGCATTGCTAAAAATCAAGGCTTAATAGAATTATTGTTATGCCCCACGTTTGATCGTGGGGTAATCTAGGAGAATTAAAAAATGGATTATGATTTAAAGAGTTCAATTTCAACCGAGGTTGGTCTAAACTTTGGTTCTATTGCTACAAACACCACAACTGTTGGTAATATTATTGATTCAGCTGGGTTTGCATCATTGGTTTTCAGCTTGGTTACTGGAACCGTTACTGACGGTGATTACACACTTGTTATCGAGCATGGCGATGATTCTGCCTTGTCTGACGCAGCTACTGTTGCATCTACAGACCTTATCGGTGGATTGCCATCATTTACTGCTGACACTGACGATAACTTGTCCAAAAATGTTGGTTATATAGGAAAGAAACGATATGTTCGAGCTAGTATCGTGTCAGCTAATACTACTAGTGGTGCTGTTATTGGTGTGGTTGCTATCAAAGGCCATGCTTTAAGCAAACCTACTGCTTAATAACATTAAGTGTTATAATAGAGGGGAATATAATCGGTGGCTGTAAAAAGCCACCATTTTATTATTAGGAGTAAATTAACCATGAAAGTAAAAATTTTACAAGACTGCAAATTTAATGTTAATGGTGAAAACATAGCATTTACAAAAGGGGCAATTATTGATTCGTCTCAAAAACTAACTAGCATTGGGCAAGCAATGTTTATGCTTGGGTATGCCGAGATCATAGAAGAAGACAAGCCAACGAAAAAAACATTGGTAAAAGAAAACAAGGGTGTAAAATCAGAGGGTTTAGAAACAAAAGTTGAAAAGGTAAAAAAGGTCGTTAAAAAGGCAATTAAAAAATGACTATAGAATACAAGCGGATTGGTAAGGTTGAGAAAAATATAATATCACTCGACCAAGTCAAGGATTTTATACGATTATCTGGCGATGACGAAAACTCAATGATCCAATTGTTTATTGATGCAGCGGTAAAACAAGCCGAGGGCATCATGAACAGGGATTTGCTAACAGCTACTTATGAATGTTACAGGCCATCGTTTAATGGCGACTTAACTTTACGCCGTGCGCCCTATCAATCCCTTGTATCTATTGAATATTTAAAAGATAGCACATATACAACGCTTCCATCATCTGAATATAAGCTATCAGAAGGGGGTGTTTATGGCATTATTGAGCAAATTGAAATACCTACTATAGATAATGATGTAAAGGGGGTTAAAATCACATTTAAATCCGGATATGGAGATAATGCATCGGATGTCCCTGCAGATATTGCTATGGGGTTGTTGCAAACCGTTCATCATTGGTATGATAACCGTGGAATATGTGGTTGCCCTGATGCGGTTAATAATATTTATGATCGATACAAAGTAATTGATATATCCTATGAGTTGTAGGTCTAGCATCCCAGTTAAGAGCCTGAATCAAAAAGCTACTGTGCAAACACGAGCAATGGTTGGTTCTCATTTGGGGGTGACAGATTTGACCGAGCAATTTATTGATCTAAGTGTTTTGTGGGGCAAGTTTGAAACGAATGAGAAAGGCTATCGGTCATTTGGCGGTGCTGGGGTGTCAGAATCTATCACGCATGTATTTACAACACGATATACAAGCGTTGTTACAGTTACGGATCAAGAATGGTTGTTGTATGATGGAGTTCGTTATAAAGTAGACAGGATAGAGAATATAAACGAGGAAAAAAAGTTCTTGCGTTTATATTTAATCAAACAGGGGAGTTTAGATTTACTGGCTAACGATGGCTAGTATCAAATTAGATCGAAAAAGCAAAAGGGTGGTGTTTGAAATTAAGCAAATGCCAAAAAAAACCAGACGTGCAATGCGTAACGCTTTATATTTGTCAGGCAAGCTATTGCGTAAAAATGCAAGTGACTCTATTTTAAAAAAGAAATCTGGGCGAGTATATAGATACAAAGGGCGAAGGGTTAGAGCTAGTCAAGATGGTGAATCATGGGCTAATAGAAGCGGTAAAGCACGAAGGGGGTTGTCATTTAGGGTTCAAGGCCAGAGCCGGCTATATTTTGAAAACAGCGTTGATTATGTCCAGTATTTGGAAGACCCAAAATCTTTAAATCGTCCGGCAATGTGGCTGTCTATAGAGAGCAATGTTGGAAAAATTGAACGATATATTGAACAAGAAATTGATAGGATGCTTGGTGTTTAATAAGCATGTTTTATTTTCCCTGCTTTTGTTTTTAATACTGCTTTTTGGCTGTACAAGATTTGTTGGTATATTTTTTGCCCTAATGCTTTCTATTTTGGTTAATTTTTATGATGTTTTGGCGATTTTGGCTTTAGCCTATTTAGTATTTAGTGTATTTTTTAAAAAATGGAAGCGGTCTGGTAATTGTAGTTATTATATGTTTGACTAATTATTATTGACAATATATAATAGATATAGTTTGATTATTTAAAACAGGAGTTACCTATGGATTTGTTGGGTTTGTGTTATATTTCTATTCTTATTTCTTTAACGGCGATATTTATATCACTTATGCCGTACTTGATAGATCTTTATGAGGACTATGGCTTGCCAGATTGGAGGATTTTTGAGACCGCTGATGAAAGAGAGGCTCGGGAAAGACAAGAAAAAGAGAAAAGCATTTTTGATGGATGGATAAAAAAATACAACGTGCCAACAAATATTCAAAAAAAATTAGGTGCTGTTACCGATAAGTATTTTTTAATTAAGAGGTTCTTCCATCCGTTTAAAGATTGTCATTATTACGGGATTTATAGTCGTCAACCTGATGGTCGATTAGGCGAAAAAAAGGGCGAATTAACATTCTTTGATACAAGGGAAATATCATTCCTGGAGTCAAGGGAGTTTCCGCTTATTTTTTGTAGATCGGATGTGTTAAATAAAATGTGCGATGCAGAAGTTCAAGCTGAGCCGTTAAAAAGAAGAAGACGTGTTATGCCAGATAGATTTACTAGTTTATGATAACGGTTTAAGAAATAGGAGGTACGATTTGTCATGAGTTGTGGAAAAGAAAGAAGCCTTTTTGAAATACTATGCTGGAGAGCTACACAAACTCATAGATTGCCCAAATTATGGGCTAGAAAAGGCAATAGAGTATCACGAGTCTATTATTTTGGATATTGTTTCTGGGAAGGATTTGAAATACATATCATAACGCTGTTATAATGTAGTATTATATAGGCATGAACCTAAGTGAATTAGTCACTCATGTACAAAGCATACTGCCTTTATACAACAGCAATCTCAGCGTATCCAAGCCAATAACAGATTTAACAAAGTCTGGCAATGATGTTACGGTTTCGTGTATACAACACGGATTATCAGTTGGCGACAATTTGTTGCTATCTGGAGTAAAAACAGATATTCAAATAACAGATATAACAACCGTAAATGGTGTTGCTACAGCCACTTGCGCTACAGATCACGATTTGTCATACCCATATATTAACAAAGTTAATATGTCGTCAACTGAGGGTGCGTACAATGGTGATAAAACAATAACAAGTGTCCCAAGTTCAACTACATTTACATTTAATGTCACAGGGACACCAGCGCAATCTACAGGAACGCTACACACCTTTCATTCTATTGGTTTCAATGGCTGGCACAAGGTTAGCGCAGTTTTAGATGCAAACAAATTTCAGTTCGTACTTAATAATGACCGATTGACGGCTGGGTCTGGTTCTGATATGAAACTTGTGACAGGCTTGCAAATATCGTCAGTAGCAACGCTTGATCGTGCTATAAAGCTATATACAGATAAGCAAATTAACACCCCATTCCTATTTATAGTCCCAGAAGGTTCAGACGCATCCGCAGATCGGAATACGCAGAACGATGCTAATAGTGAAACAACTTCAACAGAGCAATTTTATTTAAAACTTATTAATAATTTTTCGTTTTATCTATTCATCCCAACAGTTAATGAGCTGACAGGCAGTAAAGCAATAGATTTGGCGTTTAATGTTTTACCTTCATTGTATAAAACTGTAGCAGGGTACAGACCAAGCACGTTTTTTGCAAATACAAGCAACACGTTAATGGTTCCATTAGGTCACGGCGTAATTAGCTATAATGATGCATATCTTGTTTATTCATACAGCTTTGAAACAACCGAAACGATATTAAGTACACAAACAGCAAACTATGTGCAGGATACAAGCCAGTTTATGTACAATTCTGGTGATACATACACAAATACTGAAACTGTAGCATTTAGGAGTTTTGAGAATACATTTCAAAATGATAATTCTGAAACTGTAAAAGATAATAATTTTAACTTGTTGTGATATAATCGATTGTATGAAATTAAAATTAAACAGAAATCTAGCATTATATGAAGCAGGTGATATTGTAGAGGTTGAGGCGGTAGATGGTGTACCAGTTAATAGCTACTGGCGAAAAAGATTAAAAGATTCTCAATTTGATAATTGTGTAGAAATAATTGAAGAAAAAAAAGTTGTTCGTAAGAAAATTGCAAAAGATGAAAAAAGTGAGGTATTAAATGACAGTCAGTAACCCTATTATTAATATAACTAAGGCACCAGCCGAGCAGTCAATTAGCAATGCGCCACAAAAGGTGTTAATTGTTGGCCAGCAAACAGGATCAGTTTATACAAGCGGTTCTTTAGTTGAGAATATTGGGAATGCTAATGTTGAAATTGGTAATTTTGGCAAAGGTTCTCAAATTGCTGAAATGGTTAAAGCGTTTAAGTCAGTAAACCAAGTTACTCGATTAGATGCTATTGCGCTAGATGATAATGGATCAGGTGTTCAGGCTACTGGTTCTGTTGCTTTTTCTGGTACTGCCACAGAATCTGGGGTATTGGTTGTTTCTATCGGTTCGAGAATTAACCATAAATACAGCGTATCTATTGCATCTGGCGACACTGCAACACAAATTGGTGATGCATTAGTTGCTTTAATTAACGCTGACGTACACAAAATTGTTTCAGCATCTAACACAACTGGGACTGTAACGCTAACAGCCAACAATGCTGGTACATACGGTAATGGGATTGGTTTAGAGGTAAAAGGAATTGTTGGTGGGGTTACGCCAAGCGTAACGGCTATGACAGGCGGTGCGACTGACCCAGTATTGACTGGATTGTTTGATGTAATTGGTGAAACACGATACCAAACTATTATTTTCCCTGGAAACTACGATGTAACCGTTGTTGCGGATTCTCATACAAGCACAACTTCATTGCTAGACCCACGTTGGAATGAAGACAATGCAATCCTTGATGGTGTTTGTGTAATATCTAAAACAGATACATTGGCTAATTTAAAAACATTTTTAAACGCTAGAAATTCACAATCATTGATTGTCAACGCTCAGGGCATTGTAAATGACACTTTATATAAGGGTTCATCTATATTTGAATTAGATGATGTTATTGCTGCTCAAATTGGGGCTGTTAGGGCGTTAAGGCTTACAGATGGTGCGAATATAGCACAGTTTGTTATTGCTTCAAATTTAGACGCAAGAGGCGGGACTCACACAGCATCGCTGCCTTACATGAACACGCCTTTAACATTGCCAGTTCTTGATACTGGTAAAGGGTGGACTAAGTCTGAGCAATCTGAAATCAATGATGCTGGTGGATTTGTAATTGGAAATAATGTTGCTGGAAATGGCATTGTTCTCGGACAGGTATACACAACCTACAAAACTGATGCTGCTGGAAATGTAGATAAAACATACCAATTCTTAAACAATGTGGATGTGGCATCTGCTGGTGCTGAGTTTATTTTTAACAATTTGAAATCAGCTTACAGTCAAAGCCGATTGACTGACGGTTCATTAGTTACTGGGTATAACATGGTAAATGAAAACGCAATTCGGGGCAAGCTGGTGGAATTGTACAATATTTTGTCTGGTGCAGGATACTTGTTGTACCGAGCAGGTGAAAACAATATTAAATTCTTTGTGGACAATTTAACAATTAGCCTAGACTTGTTAAATGGGAAGGCTACTAGCACGTCTAAAGTACCGCATGTTGCTCAGCTGCGAGGACTTGACTTAGTATTACAAGCAGTGTTTAATATATAGGAGTAAGATATGGCAACATCATTAGTCGGTGGACAATTATTTATCAATGACCAATCAGTGGCTATTCAAGGGAATAGTTTACGTATGAAGGATGGGAGTGGCGACAAGGTTATTAACCCACAGGTATCAGGAACGTCTGTGGACGTAATTGAAGCAGTGGATTATACAACAGCTAAAAGCATGGTTTCTTTTGATCTATTATCAACTGTTGAGAATGAAGCATTGGTTCGTGGGTGGAAGTCTAATGGCCTTGGCAACGTGATTAAATATGTTGCATCTACTGGGGTTACTAAAGTATTCCAAAAAATGTGCATGTATGTTGACCCTGAAATCAATGTTTCATCTGATGGTGTAATATCTGTAGAATTTGAAGGTTCGCAAGCGGTCACAGCTTAATGCGAGCCTTACAACGCATACTAGATTCAACAGCATTTAAATTATCTAATATTATTATTGATATTATACTAATTATTATGCTATACTTAAATCTAGTATGCAATCGCTAAGTATTGACCAATCCCCAGCCCCATCAGAA